TCAGGCCGATTCGGCAGCCTCCATTTTCGCCATCGCGGCGGCGGCGCGCAGACGCTGCGACGCATACTTCAGGGCCATCTTGAAGGTCTGGTGACCGAGCACGCTTTCGATCTCCGCGACCGTGCAGCCCGCCTCCTCCATCCGCGAACCGGCTGCATAGCGAAGCCCGTGCATTGACCGGTTGTTGGGCATGGCGTCGATACCTTCCACCCGGCGGCGGATCGCGCCCGAAAGGCCGTTGGGCGTGAATGCCTTGCCCGCCTCGGTTGTGCAGATGACCACGCCTCGCCGGGGCAGTGCGTCAAGATGCTTTCGCAACGCTCCATGGCAGGCGATGTCGAGCAGCGCGGTCGTCTTCGACTGCCGCACTCGGATGATATCGCCCTGGAACTGCTGCCAGGTCATCTTCACGACGTCCTCGCGTCGCTGCCCGGTATAGAGCGCGACCAGCACGGGCGTGACCAGGTGCGGCGGCGCGCCGCGTAGGAAGTGCTCGACCTCGGCGTCCGACCAGACGACGATTTCCTTATCGCCGCCCTTCCGCTTCAGCCGCTTGATCCCCTTGGCCGGATTGAAACCGGCGGGGACATGGTCGTTTTCATCAGCCCAGCTATAGAGCCGCGACAGCATCTGCTTGATCTTGTGGGCCTTGCGGACGGTCTGGGCATGGTCGTCCCGCACCGCCTTCAGCATATTGCGAGTCGCGACGGCATAGCGCACGTCGCCCAGCTCCTCGACGATCAGGTCCAGCGTCCGCCCATAATCCAGCTGGGTCGCGTCAGCGAGGCCGCGGAACTCGGGACTGCGGCGATACTGGCCGACCAGCCACTCGAAGCTGCTCCGCGCGACCGGCTTTTTCGCCCCGCGCGCCTCAACGACTGCGAGCAATTCGGCATAGCGCTCCATGAATCCCGAGCGGCTGGGCTGCTCTGACCAATGGAGCGCCGGGTCATGCGGCAATGGCAGATCGCCCGTCAGCTTGTGCCGGAACCGCCAATAGGTCCCCTTCGACAGATAGGTGTATTTGAGGTCAGTTCCGGCCACGTGCGCGCCTTCTCTCGAAGAAGCGGGCTTCCTCCTCGTCCTGTTCCTTGCCCTGCTCGGCAGCGGGGATCGGCTGGTCGGTCATGCGGTCAACGAACCGGTCGAGGTCGACGCGATCCCACATGATCCGGCGGCCGATGCTCTTCGCTTGGATGCCCAGCGTCTTGAGCGTCGTCGGGCTGATGCCCAGATATTCTGCGGCGTCAGCGGCGGACAGCAGCCGCCCCCAGCGCGCCCGGAACGGTATGATCGGGGTCTGGTCCATTATCCCCTCCCCTCCATCGGAATATGAGCGCGCAGGAATGCCGCCAAGCGCGCAAGGGCTTCGGTGTCAGCGACGACGCGGACCCGGCGGCACTCGGGGGCGGCGGTGATGGCTTCGCAAAAGAACTGGATGGGGTCCGGGCCCGTGCCATCATGGCCGCTGCGATACATGCAGCCCGGCGGCGCGATGCGCATAGCCGCGTCCAGCGTGGCTCCGGCTTCCCACAGGCTGATGAAGCCATTGCGTGCCGCGTCGCTATCCCGGCCGCTATCGAACGACGCACGCGGACGAGCGGCACGGAAGATGCCGAAAAGCTCCTCCCGGTCGAACAGCTGTTCAGAATAGGCGTGCTCGCAAAAATCGGCGAGCAGGATCAGGGAATCGGCGTCACGCATCTCTGCGGCCCTCCTCAGGAACATATCGCCGCCAGAGCGCCCGAAGCGCGTCGAGCCATGCGGTTGCATCCTCGCGTATCTCTTGCGTGGACCCCTTGCGGGCGAAGAAAGAATGGTCGTCGACCTGGGCGAGGATCCAGCACCGGGTGAACGGGACCGGCGGCTCGCCGTGGTGATGCAGGCGGATTTCGATCACGGCATGGGTGGCCTCGGACTTTTCAGAGGTCCAGCTGGCCAGTGCCCGCTTCCGCAGGATCGACAGCCGACCCAACAGGATGATGCACCACGGACCGAAAGACCGCGTCCGCCCCTCCTCCATCAGCTTCCACACCTCCGGCTGACGCTGCCAGCTGTAGGCGCTCTCGCTCATCGCAAAGCCGGTCGCGGTCATGACGCAAACCTCACTGGCGCGGCGGCGCGCGTGGGAGCACCATCCGACAGCCGACACGCGAGTCGGCCAATGGAGAGGTTCGACATGAAGCTGTTTGCCGCTGCGCTCACCGCCGCCGCCCTGCTTTCCACGCCCGCGCTGGCCGCGCCGTGCCGCGACGCCAAGGGCAAGTTCGTCAAGTGCCCCGAGAAGACCGCACCGGCGGCCACGCGCTGCAAAGCAGCGAATGGCAAATTCGCCAAATGTGGGACGCCAGGCGCGAAGCCAGTAAAGTGATGAGACTGCCCCGGCGGATTGCGCGGCGGGGCCTTCCCTGATCCCATCGCCTCGGGCAGTATCCAGCGATGCTTTGGCCCTTCGTCGTTCACCAGACCTATCACCGCCGTAGGGACATCCACGATCCGTTTGGCGGACAACAGCAGGGTGGCATCTCCACCCCCGCCGCCGCGCCGGGGGTTTTCATCTTCACTGGTCATGGTGGCCACGGGATCGGATACAGCGACCGATTTCACGACGACGGCAGCCTTCGCTACACTGGTCAGGGGCAGAAGGGCCCCATGCAGATGATCTCGGGCAATCGCGCTATCCGCGATCATGCCGCATCTGGCAAAGACCTGCTCGTCTTTACACAGCAAGCGAAGGGCGGCCGGGTCCGCTTCGAAGGCCTTTTTGCGTGCGCCGGCTGGGATATCGAGACCCAATCCGACATCGACGGGTCGCCGCGGCCAGCGATCGTTTTTCATCTCGTGCCGCAGCCGGAGCTGGATAGCGAAGCTGCCGGCTTGGAGACCGAATTGCCGCCAGCGGCGCCGCTCGCCGATTTGAAAGCCCGAGCCATCGCCGCAGCCAGCTTCACGCCATCCACATCGACCGCTCCCCCGCGTACCGTCTACGAACGCAGCAGAGACGTTCGGGATTATGTACTCGCCAGGGCAGACGGTGTTTGCGAGGGGTGCGATCAGCCGGCGCCATTCGTGACGAAATTCGGGCGCCCATATCTCGAAGCCCACCATATCCGACGTCTGAGCGATGGCGGCCCTGACGATATTCGATACGTCGCTGGCATCTGCCCCAACTGTCACCGACGCGCTCATTTTGGATCGGATCGCGAGGCGTTCAACGCAACTCTGACGGCGACCGTTCTTGCGAAGGAATAAGCGATAAGATCCGAGATAGATTTGAGCCATTTTTAAGCCCCCACCAAGTCACGGAATAAGATCGGCTGCGCAGTGCCGTCGGCATATTCGGCATCGAGCCAGGCGTCCGCACGGGGTTCATCTCCGGCCCATTTGTCGGGAAAGGTGCGTCCCGCAATGAGCTCGCGAATGCGCGCCTCCTCCTCGGAGTTGATCAGATCGACCTGGGCCCGGCTCTGGATGTCCAAAATCCGGTCCAGCGCTTCGGCGCGGGCTTCCAGCGTCAAAGGGCCCATGCGCTGCGGGTTCTTGGCGATCGACCCATCCTTCAGCCTCTCGACGCCGCTCTTACGGTGGCGCTGGGCCGGTTCGCGCATCCAGCGGTAGAGCGGCTTGAGTTCGCGCAGCGGCGTCAGGTGCTGCCACGCCTGCATTTGGACGATGACTTCCAGCGCCGTGTCGCGCGACGCGAGCGGGCAGCCAATGCAGCCGGTCCGCGCGTTGATCTCCGTCGCGTCATCGCCGCCATAGGCATCCGCAAGAATGGCGACCGGCCAACCGCCAAATTCCGGACGGGGCGCGTATACCTTGAGCCAGTCCCATACTGTGCAGACGCGCCAATGCAGGATCGGAGCGAGGGTCGCGATACGCCCCCGGATGCCCTTCGCGTCGGGTAGAACCTGCTGATACCAGCCCTGACCACATTCTGCGCCGTCCTTCGAGCAGGACATAGCTATCCGCCCGTCGCGAACCGCGCTTTCGCCCTCGCGGACGCCGGTGATCATCAGGGCCGTCCCGTCGAGGTCGGCGATCGCCTCGCCTAAGGCGTCAGCCATCGGCTCGACCTTGATCTGACGGGTACACCAGCGAAGAGTGTTGTTGTTCGGCGGTGGCACGCCGCGCCCCAGGATGTAGACCATGAACCGCTTGTCGAGCGGTGCGCGCACGACGGTCAGCTTGATCCAAGACTGCTCCCGCAGCTTCGCCATTATCAGCTCCGCCGCGATCTGGATCGGCGGCAGCTCCTGGCGCGTGTCCGCGTAGAAGACATGCAGGGTATCAGGCTGCGGCAGCTCTCCGGCCTCGATCAGATGGACCAGCAGCGTCAGGGTCGCGGTGCTATCTTTCCCCCCAGACCACGCCAGCGCGACGTGGCGATGCCGTGGCCAATAGGCCCGCAGCGACGCTAGCGTCAGCTCCACCGCCTCTTCGTGAACCATGCGGACACCGCCCGCAAACAGATTGTCTACGGCGCTCATGCCTCTCCCCCATCGCTGACGTGAGAGGCGGGGGTGGCGATAGCCAAGAACCCATGGATGGCGTCCTCAATGATTACCTTGGTCATGCTGTCCGGCGTAAAATCGCCATCGTCGCCACGGAATTCATAGTCCGCGACGAAAGCTGCGACCTTATGATCTAGCCCCTGGCGGATCGCGTCTGCGGAGAGGGTGGAGAGGGCGCGTTCCATTTCCGCAGCTAGGTCGCGGAAGTGCGTCGCCTGCCAGTGAAAGACGGACGCAGGAGCCTTGCCGGAAAAACCGTGGCTTTCTGCATATCCCTCAAGGCAATCGGCCTGCGTGCGGATCCGGCCGATAATGTCATCCACCGCCTCCCGATCCATCGCGGGCGGGGCGGCGCGGGTGGTGGCGTCACGCATGTTGAGCAGATCGCTGACGATCTCGGACGGACAGTCGGCCGGCGGGCTACCGGCGTTGTCGGCAATCGCCGTCATCAGAGCGCGACCGACATTCGCCATGTCGCGTACCTCTGCCAGCGCGGTGGGATAGCCCTGCTTCTGCCAATCGTCGGCAGCGTTCTGGATCGTCTCCAGAATGTCAGCATGGTCAGGCGAAGCACTACACTTCGTGCTATCGGGTATTTGGTCAGCCACAGCCGGCCTCCTCAGATTGAGCGGGAACCACGACGACGCTGAACGGGTGGACGGTGATCGAATGATCTTCGCCGTCGAGCACGACATGCGCATAGGCAGTGTGGTCACGGCCGGGATGAATGACAGTGCCGGCGCGGCCTTCGAGCTCGCGGCCTTCGTTGGTGATCATCACCCGCGTCCCATGGTCCAGGTCGACGCCATAGTTGCGACGGACATAGGCATAGGGGTCTCCGACCGGCCGCGTCGGACCAGCGCGCCGCACCGACACCACGCGCAGGAAATCGCGGAAGGTGCAGTCGAAGGCGTCGGTATAGTCCAGGAACCGCGCATAGACGGCGGCGCTGCGACTGCGTGCGGCGATGACGGAAGAGCCGTATGGCTGCACCGTCACCTCGAACAGCGGCCAAACACTGGCGGCGGGGGTCACTTCCGCACCTCTTTGTCGGGATTGAGTCCGAAGCGCGCGCATATCTCCCGCGATCGCGTCGAGCCCTGGCCGAACACCCCCATGACGGCGTTCCACAGCGGGCGACGACGCTGCCGGTCGGTGGTCGGCGCGCGGTCGATTTGCCGTACGGCGTTGCGCACCAGCTGCTCGTCGACCGTCAGCGGATCGACCAGCCACGTGTTCGCCGCGATCGATGCCGCCAAGCCTTCGGCGTGCCGATCGGCCGCATGGGGCCATTCCTGTACCGTGAAGTTCATGACCGGATCGAAGGGGTGCGCCGATGGATTGCGCCGGTAATGGGCGACGGTGAACTGCGCGGCCCAGCGCTGCGCCGTGGCGCGATCCGGCGCGGGGTGAACCTCGTCCATGCCGCTCACGTGCATGCACCACAGCCGGTTATCGACAGGGGCGTTCACGGGCGCACCTCGGCTTGCACGACACAGACCTGGGAGGAATCGCGCGGGGGCGCAGCCTGGTCGGCCGGGACGGCGCTGGGCACGGGGAAAAGAGCGGCAGTGATCCGCTCGATATTGGGGATCAGTTCGTCGATCAGCACCATGACCGCGACCCCGCCCGCAAAGGCGAAGACGGCAAGCGACAGGGTGCCGAGCGCGAGCATCGCGTAATCGGTCGGGGTCATCGGATAGCCCTCCGGTGAGTGGAAAATTCGGCGCGGGAAGCAGAGCCACCGGCGCCAAGGATGCGGCCGGGCACATACGACTCGTATTCGTCGCGCGGGCGCCGGAACGGGCGGTGGCCCCAGCCATCAGGCAGTACGAACTTGAAGCAGCCGTTCGGCGCGATAACCTTGATCCGGCCGCCCTTCATCGCCTTGATGACCGGGCACTCGAACTCGAACACGGCGGGCAGATTGCCCAGGCCAACCACGACTTCCTCGCCCACCGACTGGCGGCGGACCATCATCGACTTGCAGGTCAGCGGGTCGAGCCCGAGCTTGATCAGCGCGGCGACCTGCTCGCGAGTCCAGCGATCGCCACCGACCTGGTAGCCATTGACGATCTCGTACCCGGTGATGTCGCCGTACCACGGGTATCCATCGGCCAGCTTTGACGCGATCACGGCACGGATATGCGGCTGCCGCCCGATTGGCGGGAGGTTGGGATCAGCCAAGGCTCGCCTCCACATACTGGAGGGCTTCGCCAAGTGCCGCGAGATCAGCCGCAGCCTTCTTCGCCGCACGCTGGGCGATGATGAACTCGACACGGGCGTCAGACGCGGCCCGCTCGGCATAGCCCATGCCGTCCTTCAGGTTGGCCAGCACCGCATTGGCCGCAGGCGACTTGCGCTGGCCGCGCGGCGCCTTGGTCAGCGCGGCGGCCACTTCGATCAGCCGGATCAGCGCATATGGCGACTTGATCCCCAGCTTCTCGGCGCGCGTGCGGAAGGATTCGAACAGGTCGCCCCGCTCGTCAATCCGGGCGGCCAGGGTCCGGTAAAGCTGCGGATCGATCGACGCCTCAATGATCATGGGCCCGAGCTGCTGATAGCGGCCGACCTTCCAACGCATCTCTTCGACGGTCTGGTCCAGATCTGGGTCGATCTCGGCCAGCGTCACAGGCCCCGGGCGGCGTGCGGTTCCGGCAGTCATGCGACCTCCCCGCGAGCGAACTGGCGCTCCCACTCGACCCGGCCCGGCCAGGCGTTCCAATATTCGTTAGCCAGCGCCTCGGCAGAACCACCGGGCAGCGTCATCTCGAATTCGGACCAGCCGATCACATCGGTCTGATGCTGGTGACAGCCCATCGACAGGGGGACGCAATACCGGTCGCTGACCTTGGAGCTCAGCCCCTTGGCGTCAGCGGTCCCCTTCCCCGCATGATCGACATGCGCGGCTTGAATAAGGCCCAAGCAGCACGGGTTACGACCCTGACACGCGCACGGCAGCTTGCGCAGCCACCGGCGGTACTCGTCGGCACACTTCCATGCCGGGCGCCCAGCGCGGCCGGGCTTGCGGGTCTGGAATGCCGATCGCGGCAGGCGGGCGGCGCGCATCACGACGTCACCCGACGGGCGAAGGTAAACCCGGCAGAGAAACCGAGCCACCACACCGCGATCGAATAGCCACGATGGTCGATCGGTCCGTTCGGGCCTTCGACCTCTGTCAACGCCGCGAAGATGCGGACACGGGGGAAAAGCTGGCCGCGCATCAGCCGCGCGCCATCAGGTGCAGCATGTCGACCTGCTGGCCGACCGGCATCATATCGTAACGGGTGACGCGACGGCGCATGATGCGCTCGACACGGCGGGTCAGCGGATTGCTGTGACCTGCCCGCGCCTTCGCCGCGTACAGCTGGCACATGGCGCCCATCGCGCCAAAGCCCTCGGCATCCGCCCGGCGACCGCGACGCTCGTAATGAGCAGCGACAGCTTCGCGCACTTCGACCGGCGGTTTCGGGTTCGACTCACTGGGAGCCATAGCGATCTCCTCGACCGCTTCGCTCGCATCAGGCGGCGATCAGCGGTGAGGAGAGGTATGTGGGACACGTCCTATGTTGTCAACGAACAATCGTAGGACACGTCCTATTATTCCTCAGGCGGCATCCAATCCGCCTCGAATTCATAATCCGAATCGACGGCATCCCAGTCCGGCGGCGGCGGTGCGGCGGCGACTGCGGGCAACACTGGCTGCTCGCCGTTGAACGCCACGCGCACCCACCCGACCTTCGTTTCAAGCGCTTGGAATATTGCGATGGTGGTATGGCCCTGGCGCCAATAGGTGCCGATCAGGACGGCGCGCTCAGAGGGTAAATAGCCGAGTTGGACACCACGGCAGGAATAGACGGCGATCGCGTGCTCGTCGTACTTGTTGTTGGGCTCCGGCCTGAGTTCTACAGGCTCACCTTCCCTGCATATCGTCAGTTCGAAACGGCGGTCTGGCCCTCGCTTGTTCGGATAGTCGATGCCGACGACCGCGATGGAAAGCGGCCTCATTTAACTTTAAACGCTCCCCGAACGACGATAAAACCACATGCTAATACCCCTATAGTAAATCCCCAATCCAACGCCATATGTTGATACGGATCAAAATCTGACGGAACAAATCTGTGGATCGTGTAAAGCGCACCTGCCCCGCTCAAGCCCGCCATTGAGCTTTTGGGCAGCTTCTTTACGAGTGGATCTAAAGCTTTTCCGATTGTCTCAAGCGAGCCACCGCTATTAACTCCATCGGTAGGCACTCACCGGCCCTTTTGAGAAGATACAATTGCATAATATCCCGAAAGCCCAGCAACAATTAGGCTACCGGAGCCTAGAAGACTGGCGAGCTCAGACCCCTGTGGGAAGTAGGTCGCTATAGCGCACGCCGCTGCGATGGCGGAAAATCCACCACACGCCATCACTCCAGCACCGACGCGGCGCAGGCGATGTGCTTCAGCTGCCGATGTTTCCATACTAAGAGACAATGTGTCTATCGGAATAGACGCGTCAAGCTGAATGTAGCCCTCGGCGGAGACAGGCAGTGTCCAAACCGTCCCATTAGATGGGTCAGCATCGCTATCAGCAGTCTTCTTTATTCCTACATCAGAAGAATATCCATCCTGCAATGGGGACAGCAGAAACAATGCCGCAGCCGCAGGCAAAACGGCTTGCCTCATCATTTTGCAGCAGCCTCCTGCATTTCGATATCTTGTACGATACGGGCAAGGTGGTCCTGCAAATCTTTAATTCCCACCCGGCTTAAGGTCAAATTAACGACAAACCGCCCCATCATTTCGTTATTGTGCGGGATCTTTTCGTAAAACGAAATTTTGAATGTCGATGCATCCGCAATGACTGCGGCAATACCATCAGCAAATACGGTACTGGTATCAGCAGCCGAATTGTAGAATGCTAGCTCCGTTCCGGCAACTTTTCGAACTGGTGGAAAGTCCATCAATGTGTCCCTTTAAATGTCTCTAGCGAACCGAATTACGCGCCCCCAAATTACGACATCAGCGGCATCGACCTCATAGGCATCGATCGTCTTGTTATCGGAGATGACGAGCACCTTCGAACCGCCGGCGACGGGGCGCAGGCGCTTGATCGCCGCGCCACCGTTAATCGAAGCAGCATAAATGCGGTCCGCGTGCAGCAGCTGGTTCTGCGTCGTGTCGATCCAGACCAAATCGTTCGGCAGTAGCGTCGGGAGCATGCTGTCTCCTGCCCCGGCGGCCAATCGCAACCGGTGCGGCGGCGTACGGGTGAACGACCGGAGATAGCCCAGGTCGAATGCGATCGGTTCTTCCTCGACATAGTCGTCAACTGTCGCGCCTGGGCCCATGGGCAGCGAAAGATCGAGACGGGTAATTGAGGCGACCTCGCCCGCGTCCACTGACCTCACGATCGGTTGGTCCGGCTGAACGGCCGCCGCTGCGTTGCCTGCTGACAACGACGGATAGGCGATCGAGACAAGCTCGCCGCTCGACAAGCCCATGACCTCCTCGATCGCTTGCAACGTCTCAACCGCAGGTCTTTTACTTTTGCCGCGATCGATGTCGTAAAGGACCTTGCCCTTCGACCCAAACCGCTCCTGCAACCGCGCATCATAAAAATCGCGAGCGCGATCGGCACGAGCAATAGCGCGACGGACGGCAGTTTGAAGGGGCGTTGCGGCTTCGTCGCTCATGTAGGTTGCATCCCACAATTCCGAAGCCGCAGATAGATTAGGACATATCCTACCTTTTTGACTTGACGGTAGGACGCTTCCTATATAGCTTTCCGGCTTATGGACATGCAGGCTCTTCCCCTGTCGGACGCGATCAACGCCTTCTTGGCCGGTCATCGCATGGCCGCCGCGACATTCGGTCGGCTCGCCCTCAACGATCCTGGGTTCATCACCCAGTACCGCAAGGGCCGGAGGGTGTGGCCTGAGACCGAAGCTCGGATCCGCAATTTCATGTCGGACTACCAACCTGCCCGAGCGGCAGCATGATCGCCGACATTCACTTCCTCTCCCTGGCGGCTGACCTCCCCAAGACGGTCGGCCCCTCCCTCACCGGCGGCGTGGTTCTCCCGCCCGCCGCCGGTGATTTTGTCGACCAGCGCGCGGGCGACCGCGATGCGGACGGCGCGGGGTGCGGTGGAAAGGGTTTCACTGTTCATAACGGAGGCGATACCAATGCCGTTCAGTAACGGGTTGGGCAGCTGCATCCGGCTGACCCAAAGTTCGTACCGCGATGCGGTATCCGAGACCGTCCGGGATCTGCAGGAGGGCGGCACCGACCAGGAGATGGCCGATGTGTGGGGCGTCAGCGCCTCGACCGTGGGCAATGTTCGCAACCGGTCGAACGACCTGTCGGCCATCAACCTGTTGAAGATCGGCAAGGCGTTCGGCCCCGGCTCGCTTGATACGGTGCTGGCGCTGATCGGCGCGCGGGCCGTCGCGCGCGATGCAGTGACCGTCGATGTGGGCCGCGTACCCTGCGACGTGGCGAAGACGCTGCCCATGCTGATCGAGCTTCTGTCCGATGGCGACTGCTGCGCTGCCGATGTGCGCGCGCTCGACCAAGCGGGAGCCATCGATTGCCTGATCAAGGTCGCGGACATGCTGCGGGACGCCCGCGACAACCTGCGGCTGAAAGCCATCTGACGAGGACCAATCGGCCGGTCTGACCCGGCTCTGGAGTGACGACAATGACGATTGCCAACGATGACGCGAGGGCGGCTGGTGCTGCCTTCGCGACAGAAGAATTGCGTCTTGCGATGGTGCAGCCTGCGGCGGCGGTGATCGTCTCCGGCGGGCTGCATTACCGCTTCCTGCCGATCAGCGATCCCGGCCGGGCGGTGATCCCGCTGTTCGAGGTGGCTGCATAATGGCCGACCACATCGACATGGCGAACGACCTCGCCGCCGAAGAGACCGAGCGTCACATCGCTGCCGCCCGTCAGCCGATCCCGGTCGGCGAGGCTGGCGACTGCGATCAGTGCGGCGACTATTTCGAACGCCTGGTCAAGGACCACCGGGGCTGGCGCTGCGGCTATTGCCGCGACGGTCGGCGGAAGGCGCGCTGACATGGCGGCGGATAACACCTGTGCCGGAAAACCGGCACAGAAGGGCCATCCCCTAAAGGTCGAGCGAATGATGGGGCTGCATACGGCGGCGATGATGATCGGCGGCATCGAGAAGCTGGCCGGTGCGCTCGACATACAGGAGCGCGGCACGCGTGCCAAGATCAGCGGCGAGCGGGGGGTATCGAATGATGACCTGCTGGCGGCGGCGGCAGCGCTGGACAAACGCGCTGACCACGTGCGCGCCCATGCCGAGAAGTTGCGGCAGGAGGCCCAGGCAGCGTGACCGAAAGCCTGCTGCTGGAACTGCTCGACGCTGGCACGCCGCCGCTTCTCGTCGCCAAGGTGGCGGCGGAGCTGGCGCGTGCTGAAGCGTCAGTAGAGGCGCGCATTGCCGCCGCCATGCAGCCGACGAAGGGCGCGCTTCGGATGCGCGCATATCGCGAGCGTCACGCGCCGTCACAAAGCGTCACAAGTGACGCTGGTGACGCACTCGTGACGGAAAGCGTCACGCACCCCGCCCCCTCCCCCTCTCCCCTTCCTTCCCCCTGCACCCCCAACCAACCCCACGCCCCCACCCCCACCCGTGAGGATACTCCCGCGAGGACGCGCAAGCTCGCGAGCTGGCCGTGCCCGGGGGGCGTCGACCCGCAACACTGGTCGGACCTGCTGGCCAATCGGCGGGCCAAGCGGATGGCGCTCACCCCGACCGCACTGGAGCACCAGCTTCGGCAGATCGAGAAATTCACCTCGGACGAGTGGCCACCTGGCCGGATCGTCCAGCACGCCGCCGCCAAGGGCTGGGCGGCAATCCACGACCCCCGCGAAAAGCACGAGAACCGCAATGGCAACCGACCTCACCAGAATGACAGACCGCGCAGTCGCGGCCTTCTCGGCGCAGTCCTTGACGCCGAGCATGCAGACCGTGCTGGATTTGGCTTTTGAGCCGACCGCGACCTTCACCGCGGCGGACATTGCGCTGATCGAGCCAATCGCCGCCGCCGTCGCAACGGTCAGCATCGCCGAGGAGCGCGTTATCCGCCAATCGCTCGGCGCGCTGTCGGCATCGCTGCCCCAGCAGGATCGCGGCGAGGCGGGCAGCCGCCTTCAGCTGAACACGTATATGTCGCTGCTGGCAGGCTGTGATGAGCGCGCATTGGCCCACGCTTGCCGCCGCTGCCTCGACGAGCTCGATTGGTTTCCGACCATCCATCAGCTGAAAGAGCGGATGCGCAACTGGGTCAGCCCTGAGGCGGCTGCAATCAGCCGAGCGAAGGCGATCATGCGCGCCGGGCGCCGCGCCAGCGATGATGGAGAGGCTGCGCCGCTGCCTGACGATGAGCGCGAGCGCGTGAACGCCTTCCTGCGGACCCACGGGATTGGCACCCGCTTCGCGCCCGACGGCTCTACCTATCAGGAAGCCCCGATCAGCGACGACGACCAGGCGGCGGAGGCCAAGGCAGCATGACCGTTCGAATTCTCGAGGGCGACTGCCGCGATGTGCTCGCATCCATTCCGGACGCTAGCGTCAATTGCTGTGTCACATCGCCGCCGTATTTCGGCCTGCGCGATTACGGCGTCGACGGCCAGATGGGGCTGGAGGATTCGCCGGGCGAGTTCATCTCGGGAATGGTCGAGGTGTTTCGGGAGGTCCGGCGCGTGCTGCACGACCACGGAACATTGTGGCTGAACATTGGCGACAGCTATGCCGGGGCGCCGGGCGGCTTCCAAGGCAAGAACGGGCAACGCTCTTCACGGACGTTCACCGCCCGAATTGATCACGATAAGCGATCCGAAGGTTTCAAGCCCAAAGACCTGATCGGCATTCCATGGATGCTCGCTTTCGCGTTGCGTGCCGACGGCTGGTATCTGCGCCAGGACATCATTTGGTCGAAGCCCAACCCGATGCCCGAGAGCGTGCAGGATCGATGCACGAAGGCGCACGAGTATCTATTTCTATTGAGCAAAGGGCCTCGATACTTCTTTGATCAGGAGGCCATCGCCGAGCCTATCGCGGCCGCGTCGGTTGCTCGACTCGCCCAGAATGTCGAACAGCAGCTGGGCTCCGATCGTGTCCCCGGTAAAACGAACGGGCGGATGAAGGCCGTCGGCAAGGGCAACGCGCGCACCTTCCGCGGCGGCGGCGCATATACGGGCGGCAAGAGCTTCAACAATTCGGCAGCAGCAGGTCGTGGTAGCCACGGCAACGTCCCGAACGAAACGGGGATGCGCAACAGGCGATCTGTATGGTCGGTGGCCACCCAGCCGTTCAAGGAGGCGCATTTTGCCACCTTCCCCCCGGCGTTGGTCGAGCCATGCATCTTGGCCGGCTGTCCCATCGGCGGTGTCGTAATCGACCCGTTTTTCGGTGCCGGCACCACCGGCCTGGTTGCCGACCGGCTCCAGCGTGATTGCATCGGCATTGAGCTCAATCCCACGTATGCCGACATAGCGCGCCGCCGCATCGGCGCCGACGCTGGGATGTTTGCCGAGCTTTCCGGGGAGGCGGCATGAGGTGCCCAAGAACACCGGCACCCCGCCACCGTTTGAAACGGTCGACATATGCTTCCGTAACGGTGTCGTTGTGCGGGGCGTCACGCCGAAGCGGTACCGGTGGTCGCTGGCCGATCGGGCTTATCCACCATCCTACGACTTCGACATCATCGACTGGCAGCTGACCGCAAAGGGGTGAGCGATCCACGGTGTTTATGGTATGTTCTCAACAGATTGGCAGGGCGGATTTTATGGGGCGCAGCAAGGGTAAATTGAGCAAGGGCCAGCCGCGCGGCAGCCGGTCGGCATCGGGGCGCAAGCGTGATCGGACGCCTGTTTCGCTGATGCCGTGCGAGGGCATCCAGCGCCGTCGCGCGCTCTATGGTCTCCCAGCAAATGATGTGGGCGAGGTGGACGCCAAGGCGCGCCAGGATCGTGGGCGCAAAGCCGAGACGGACACGTGCGACGCGATCGGCCGGGCCTATTGCGCCGGGCTGCTCGGGACTGGTCGGCAGGCCGAAGACCGGCTGAACGCCGCGCGCCGCATAGCCGCCGCATACTGGTCGGCCTATGGCTTCCCGACACCTGACAGCCTCGCGCGCTTCCAGCCTCAGCAGGGTAAGCTGCCATCCGATCCAGAGCGTGACGCCCTGCGGGAAGCGTCGCTGACCCGGTCGCTCGACCTGATCAACGCGCACGGCCGGCACATCCGCCTCGCCTTTGACCAGCTCGTGATCAACCCCAACCCGGACAGCGGCCCGGCCTGGCTGGACGCTATCGTCATGGCCCACCGCGCCAAGGGGCAGGCTCAGGCCAGCCAATACCAGCAGATGGAGCGCGCACTCGACGGTCTCGATTTGATCGCTTGACGTTCCGGTTTATTTCCGGCAGGTGGTCATGGTGCACGTTGTGCGTTTGTAATGATTAGGGCGGCGATGCTATTCGCCGCCCTTTTCGTCTTAGCTTGGCTGGTTGATATCGTCGACAGGCCCCCAGATGGGCGCGTTGTAAGACGCCTTCATGATCTCGATGGCTCGCTCGCAATCTCCTTTGCGATTGTAACTCTCGCTGCTGACGGCGATAGTTTTGCCATTGCTAGCGTCGTAACGCCAACGCCAAAGACGCTGCGCATCCCGGTAAAGCCAATACGATGGAAATGGTCTGCTCATTGTTCTCTCCCATCGGCGATTCGCCGTTGGGAGAAAATGGCAGATTAAAAGGGATTGCATATGGGGCAAAGATTCCCCTGTCGTGCCGATGTAGTACAGCGTTGCCGTTCGCTTGCGAATGAACCGTTGCCCCACATTTACTCCGATCGCGGAGTTATTATTCCTGCCGCGGGGCTCCACCTCTTCATGCTGTTCATTCTGGCTTTCATTCTCTGTTGCATCGCCGATGCAACGCCCCGACCCCTCAACGGGTGTTCATGTAGCCCCACCCCTAGGTTCTTCCCGGCCCCATTCGCGTACGGGTGGCAAAGGCGCAGAATATCTCTAGCCGCAGGAAATGCGCATAGTTCTTCCTCCCTCATAGGCCTGTTTTTACCGGTTTTCTGCCGTTCTTGGCCGTCTTTAGGGGGAAGTACGGGGGTCTCTGGAGGGAAGTGGTGGAAATCAACCTCGAAGAGCCCACCCGGGCCATGATCGGCGCCGTGCTGGGGGTTTCCAGCCGCTGGATCGGTGAATTGCGCGCCAAGGGTGAGATGCCCGCCGATGGCGCAACTCTGCTCGAGAACATTGAGGCGTGGGCGGCCAACAAGTACGGGATCGAAGGCGCCCAGGACGATCTTGATCTGGATGCCGAAAGCGCCCGGCTGAAAAAGGAGCAGGCGGACAGCAAGGCGATGGATAACGCCGAGCGCCGCCGCGAACTGGCATCGCTACCCGATATGTCGGGCGCCGTCATCTCCGTCATCGCGCTCATCTGTGCCCGCCTCGATCAGGTCGGGATGCTCGTTGCCAAGGGCGACCACAAACTGCGCGCCAGGATCGACAAAGCCATCGCCGACGCACGCAAGGATTTGAGCGTGACACGGATCGAGCAGGCCAGAGGCGGAGTGGCCGATGCCGACGACGCCAGCGAAGGCGAAACGCCCCGCGAAGAATGACCCGCTGACGCTGGAGGTCGCTGGGAATGCCGCCATTCGTGCGGCGGTCCGCGAGTGGCTTTCGATGCTGGCGCCTCGGCCCAAGCCGAAGCTGTCCGAGTTTATGTCCGAGCATGCCCGCGACGACACCGGCGCGCCGATCACGCCATTCCCGTTCCAGCTGGATATGGCGGACGCCTTCACCGATCCGGAAACGGAGCGACTGAGTTGCCGGAAGAGCAGCCGCATCGGCTACTCGACCATTCTCCAATCGTTCGTCGCCTGGCGTATCCGGTACGACCCGGCGCGCACCCTGATCTACCAGCCGACGATCGACGACGCGGAGAAGTTCAGTCGCGACGATCTCGACCCGGTACTGCAATGGGACATCGTCCGCGAGGTCGCGACGTTCAAGCCGCGCCATGCCGACAACCAGATCCGAGCGAAGCGTTACAAAGGCGGTTGGATTCAGATCAAGGGCGCGAACAGCCCCAAGGAGTTCCGCCGCGTCACCGCTGATGACGTCTTTCAGGAGGAGTGCGACGGCTATCCCCATGCCTCGAAGGATGAGGGTGATCCCGGCCGTCTCGCCGACAAGCGCAACCTGACGTCGCCCCGCCGGTTCAATGCCGCCGGGTCGACGCCAAAGGTCAAAGGCACCAGCCGCATCGATAAGCGGTTTGAGGAAGGGAGTCAGGAATACCGTTACGTGCCCTGCCCGCACTGCGGGGAGATGCAAATCCTGACCTTCGGAGACGGGACGTCTGCCGGAATACGGTGGGAGCCGAAGAAGAATCCAAGTCGCGCGTGGTACGTCTGCGTCAATGGCTGCGTGATCGACGAAGAGCACAAGGCGGACATGGATGCCGCCGGGCAATGGCGGCCGCACAATCCCGCCGCGTTCCCGCGCCACCGTTCGTTTCACATCTGGGCCGCATATAGCCAACATCCCGGCGCTGCCTGGATAGAGATCGCCCGCGAGTTTGCCGAGGTTCGGGGCGATCCGAACCAGCTTCGCACCTTTGTAAATCAGGTTCTCGGAGAGGCGTGGGTGGAGAAGGGTGAGGCTCCCGAGTGGGAGCGCATCTATCTCCGGCGGGAGCGCAATATGCTGCTCGGGACCCCGGCATCATGGGTTGGCCTGCTCGTGGGGTCAGTCGACGTTCAGCGCGGTAGCGGCGGACAGGGCTGGCTGAAATTTAGTGTCTGGGGGTTCGGTCCTCAGCGCCGCCGCATGCTGGTCCACAGTGAGCGCATCGAAGGCGCGGCCTCCGACCCCGCGACCTGGACGACGCTGAACGAAATCGTCGCGCAGACCTGGAAAACGGCGGACGGTCGTCACCTGAAGCTGGCCCGCGTCGCGATCGACTCCGGCGACGGTGCCAGCACCATGGCCGTCTACACGTGGGCTCGGCAGCATCCGGGCTTCGCGATGGCGGTGAAGGGGCGCCCCGCCGTGGGCGTGCTGCAGGCCATCTCGCCGCCCACTTGGCAGGATGTCGCGGTGAACGGCCGCAAAATCCGGCGCGGCGTCAAGCTGTGGACGGTCGGCACTTCGATGTTGAAGCTCGAGCTGTACGGCCTGCTCGGGCTCGAAACGCCCAAAGAGGGCGAGGATTATCCCGACGGCTATGTCTACCTGCCTGACGACGTCAGCCAGGACATGGTCAAGGAGCTGGTCGCCGAGCAGCTGGTCGAGATCAATAAGCGCAAGGGCGGCGGTGCCGAAAAGTGGGACAAGCTCCAAGAGCGCAACGAAGAGCTCGATAACGCCATCTATGCCCGCGCGGTGGCCATAAGCCTCGGCGTCGACCGATGGACCGCGCGGCAATGGGCCAAGCTGCTGGGATCGGTCAAAACACCTCGCAAGCCGTCTTCGGCGCTGCACTCGTCCCAGGCTGCTGAGACCACCGTCGAGCAGCAGCAGGCAAAGCCGTCTTCGGGTGCTCGCGCGAAACGTCCCGCTCCGGCCCGCCGGTCCAACCCATTCACCAGTCGAGGGAGATAGCGATGGCATACCAGCAATCCGATCTCGACCAGCTGCACCAGACGCTGCTGACCGTCGCCACCGGCGCGCAGAAGGTCCGCTTCGCGGATGGACGCGAGACGACCTTTCAGACGGTCGACGCCGTCACGGCCGCCATCAAAGTCGTGGATGCGCAGCTGAAGATGCAGCGCTTCGCGCAGGGCGGCATCTCGCGGCGGCGCACGCCCTATTACCGCAGCGGGCTCTGACCTTGGCGGAGCGTTCTTTCCTTGACCGGTTGCTGCGCCGACCGGCACCCGCCGCATCGGCGGCACCGGCGACCAACCAGCGCATCCGAATGGGCCGTGGCGCCCGCGCCGCGTATGATGGCGCTACCCAGGGTAAGCGGGCGGCGGGCTGGCGGCGCAACCGGCTGGATGCGAACAGCGAACTGACGCCCGCCGTGCAGGCGCTGCTGCGCGGCATCGCGGCTGACCTCGTCCGCAACAACCCGTTCGCGGCGCGGGGATCGGCGAAGATCGCCGAGGCGATCGTCGGCACCGGCATTACGTTTCAGGTTTACCGGAACGGCAAGGTCGATGACCGCCTCAACGGCATTGCGCGCCGTCACCTCGACAAGGCGACCTGCGACGCGGGCGGGCGGCATGACCTGTACGGCCTTCAGTTGCAGGCGGCCAGGACCATCGTCGAGCGCGGCGGCGCGGTCGTGCGGCGGCGCTGGCGCCGGGCATCGGACCGCCTGCCGCTGCCGTTCCAGCTTCAGGTGCTCGAGCCGGACTATATCGATCCGTCGCACAACGGGCCGCTGGCGAGCGATCCGGGCAAGCCGGGCGGGTTCTGCGTTCACGGCGTCCAGTTCGACCCGATCGGGCGGCGTGAGGGATACTGGCTGTACAATGGTCACCCCGGCGGCAACCGGGTCGACCGGCTGGGCTCGACCTATGTGCAGGCCAGCGACATCGCCCACATCTTCCGCGCCGATCGCCCAGAGCAGGAGCACGGGGCAACCTGGTTTGCACCGATCATCCTGCGCATGCGCGATTTCGCCGACTATGAAGACGGCCAGCTGACACGCCAGAAGATCGCCTCGGCATTTGTCGGCGTGGTCCGCGGCGATGATGATGGCGGCACGGTCCCCGGCATCGTCAGCGAAGGCGAAGACGGTGCCGATATCGTCGGTAATGGCATTGGCGAGGATCGCGAGCCGCTCGACTATGTCGAGCCCGGCACCTTCCAGTATCTGCGCAACGGCGAGGAGGTCACGTTCTCCAGCCCGCCGTCGGTCGAAGGGTACGGGGAATATACGAAGGTCTCGCTGCGCGCGATCGCGGCCGGTCTCGGCGTTCCTTATGAGGTTCTGACCGGCGACCTGTCCGAGGTCAGCTTCATCTCTGGCCGCCTCGGCAGGCTGGAATACCGGGACACGGTCGCCGCCTGGCAGTGGCTGATGTTCATCCCTCAGTTCTGCGGCTCGGTCGAGCGCTGGGTGATCGAAGCACTCGACATGGTCGGCGAGGATACGACCGGCGTTGAACTGCGCTGGACGCCCCCGCCGACCAAGATGCTCGATCCGGCCACCGAGATCGCCGCCAACAAGGAGGCGGTCCGGTCCGGCCAGGCGACCATATCTTCACTGGCGCGCGAGCGCGGCGAGGACCCTGACAAGTTCCTGGCCGAGTGGAAGGCCGATGCCGAGAAGCTCGATGCCCTTGGCCTGATCTTCGACAGCGATCCGCGCCACGTCACCTCTGTCGGCAATGCCACCAATCTCGCTGACGCCGTCAAGGCGCGGACAGCGCGGGAGCAACCCTAAATGGCTGAGATTTTGATTTACGGGATCGTCGGCGACAGCTGGGATGGTCTCGATGCGAACACGCTCGTCCCGCTGATCAGCGAAGGCGATGACGACCTCGATATCCGCATCAACAGCCCTGGCGGTTACGTCATGGAGGGGCTGGCGATCTACAACGCGATCATCCGCGAGAAAAAGAAGGGTCGCAAGGTAACGACCCATATCGATGGCCTAGCGGCGTCGATGGGCTCAGTTCTCGCGATGGCCGGCGAGTCGATTCTGATGGCCGAAAACTCTTTGGCAATGATCCATAATCCCTGGGATTGCGCATGCGGCGACGCGAACGAGCTTCGTCGCGCCGCTGACAAGCTCGACCGGCTCCGCGATCAGATCGTCGGCATCTATTCGGGTCAGACCGGCCTCTCCGCCGACGATCTCATTCCCATGCTCCACGAAGAGACCTGGTTCACTGCCGCTCAGGCCCTCGAGCAGAACTTCATCACCGAGATCGTCGGGGCGTCCACCGCCTCGGCGAGCAACGTGCAGCCATTCGGGTTCAAGCACGCACCCGACAGCCCGCTCATCACTGCAATGGCGATGGCGCGCGCCCCGCGGACGGCAGCCGCCGATCCCAAACGTCCACAGGAGAATTCGATGGACCTCTACAAGACCCGCGCGGCGCTGGTAGCCGCGATCGCCAAGTTCCAGCAGGAGGGCGGTGGCCAGGACGAGATCAAGAAGATCACGGCCTCGGCGATTGCGCTCGACGCCAAGGACGCCCTGCCCGGCACCGGCCCGCTGGCGCTTTCGGGCAGCCAGCCGACCGTCGAGAATGGCCCCGCCGCCCTCACCAACGCCGATGTCAGCAATGCCGTTGCGGCCGAGCGCAGCCGCGTCGGCACCATCCGCGCGCTTGGCACGAAGCACAATCTGGCGTCCGATTTCGTCGACGGCCTCATCACGGACGGAACGCCGGTCGCGACCGTCCGCGAGAAGATCCTGGACAAGCTGGCCGAACAGGGCGACGCCGCAAATATCGGCCACAACAGCCCGGCCCGCGTCACCGTCGACCAGCGTGACAAGTTTCGTGAGGGCGCGACCAACTGGCTGCTCGTCAAGGCCGGCGTCGCCCACCTCGTCGAGAAGGCCGCCGCGCTGAAGGGCGAAACGGTCAAGATCGATCCCGGCGAATTCCGCGGCGTGCGCAACGTCGACCTGGCGCGCGAATCGCTCGCCAACCTCGGCGTGAACGTCACCACCCGTGATCCCGATGCGATCGTCCGCCAGGCGATGACCTCGCAAGGCGCGGTGATCACTCAGACGACCAGCGATTTCCCGGTGCTGTTCGAGAACGCCATTCACCGGGTGCTGCAGGCGGCCTATGCCACCACGCCGGACACCTGGACCCGGTTCTGCGGCACCGGCACCGTCGTCGATTTCCGCGATCACAGCCGGTATCTGCGCGGCTCGTTCGGCGCCCTCGACAATGTGAACGAGGCGGGCGAGTTCAAGAACAAGCCCATCCCCGACCTGGCGAAGGAGAAGATCCGCGCCACGACCAAGGGGAACATCATCAACTTGAGCCGCCAGGCGATCGTGAACGACGACATGGAGGTCTTCTCCGGCCTCGCCGTCGATCTCGGCCGCGCCGCCAAGCTGACGATCGAGGTCGACGTCTACGCCCTGATCAACAGCAACCCGCTGATGAACGATGGCAACCCGCTTTTTGATGCTACGCACGGCAATCTGGCGGCGTCGGGTGCCGCTCCGTCGGTGGTCGCGTTCGATGCCATCCGCGTCGCCATGGCGTCGCAGAAGGATATCAGCGGCAACGAGTTCCTCGACATTCGTCCGGCGATCGGCCTGTTCCCGATCGGCCTGGGCGGCGCGGCGCGCATCGTCAACGGCAGCCAGTACGATCCGGACTCGGTCAACAAGCTGCAGCGTCCGAACATCGTCAACGGCATGCTCGAGGGCATCGTCGACACGCCGCGCCTCACCGGCTCGGCCTATTACCTGTTCGCCGACCCCAATGTCGCGCCCGCGATCGAGGTGGTGTTCCTCAACGGCGTCACCGAGCCGTTCACCGACAGCCAGGACGGCTGGCGCGTGGATGGTGTCGAGTGGAAGGTCCGGCACGACTACGGCGTCGGCGCGGTCAACTTCCGCTCGGCCTTCAAGCAGCCCGGCGCATAACGCCACCCCGTACCTGAGGGAGTGGGCGGCGCGCCGTCCCTCCCGCTTGGGAGACCACCGATGAAATTCGTGAAACTGCTCACGGCGGCTCATGTCGTCGGGGTGCTCCGGCACCCGCATGAGGGCGTGCTGCACGTCAGCGATGACGACGCCGCCCGCCTGTTCGGCGATCAGGCCGCCGAGGATGTCTCGGCCGATTTCGCTGATCGCGACACCGCCGATCTGCCGCCCGAGCCGGTCTCGAATGCCGAGCCCGCCGCCCCGGCCGCCGATCCCGCCCCCCACCAGTCCGACGTCGAGCCCAAGGCCGCGACCGAGACGAAGCCGAAGGCCAAGGCCTCGGCGGACAAGGAGTAACCCAGCATGGCACGCAACTATGTGCAGCCCGGCGATACGCTCACGCTGATCGCGCCGCGCAACCTCACTAGCGGCGCTGGCTTCATGGTCGGTGGCATCTTCGCCGTCGCGCTGACGGCCGCCGCTGCCGGCGCGCCGGTCGAGGGGCGCCGCATCGGCGTCTTCGACGGGGCCAAGGCCGTTGGTGCGTGGACCCAGGGCCAGAAGCTGTATTGGGACAATACGGCGTTCAACCTCACGACCAATGCCAGCGGCACGACGCTGGTCGGCGCCGCGGCGCAGGCGCAGGCGGCGGCCGATACCGTCGGTCGCGCGCTGCTGACCGGCCAGATCGCCGCGTAACCCATGGACCCGTTCGTCGCAGCGCTGGATGCGCAATTCCACGCACCTAGCCCTGCGGCGGCGGACATCCTTCCCACCAACCCTGCTGATCCGGAGTGCTTGGCATGAAGAAGATCACCCTCTTCGGCCCGACGATCGTCGTCGTCGCCGGGGAAAGCGGCATCCATCATCCGTATGAGAACCCGCTGACCGTCACCAATGCCGAGGCGGCCCGCCTCGTTGCGGCTGGCGTGCTTGCGAGCGACCCCGTCGACACCGAAGGCGAGGATCCGGTCGACACCGATCCCGCCGACGATGGCCTCGATGGCATGACGGTTGCGCAGCTGACAGAGCTCGCCAGCGGTGAAGGCGTCGACCTCACCGGCCTGACGCTGAAGGCCGACATCATCGCCGCGATCCGTGCGCACCGCATGGCAACCTCGGCATAATTATGGACCCGTTCGCCGCAGCACTGGATGCGCAATACCATGCACCGGGCTCTGCGGCGGCGGTCTACCGCCCAATCGTGGGCGCGCCGCGCGACATTCGCGTCATCCGCAGCGCGCCTGATCGAACCTCCCGCTTCGGCGACGGCCAGATCATCAACGCTTCGACCTCGCTGGAAATCCGGGTTTCCGATGTTCCATCGCCACAGCGTGGCGACGCCGTCGTGATCGGCGCGACCTTGGTCGATGGCGTTATCGTCGGGGGCGAGGCATTCGAGCTATTTGGTGACCCCGCGCTCGACCTGGAGCGGCTCAGCTGGGCCTGCGGTGCCGAGCCGAGCGACGGATCGTGAAGTTCGAAGTCGAGGGTCCGAACTTCGCCAGCATCATGCGCGACATCGAGGGAGACGTTGCGCAGGCCGCGACGTCGGCGATGCGCGAAACGGGTTACAAGACGCTGCTCGAGTTGCGGCGGCAGGTCACGGACGGCGGCCTGGGCCAGCGTCTCGCCAACACCTGGCGAGACCGTGTCTATCCCGAAAAGCGCAAAAGCATGACGCCGACCGGCTATATCTGGTCGAACGCGCCGGAGATCATCGACGGGTTCGTCCGCGGCGCGACGATCCTGCCCGTCGGCGGTGCCAGTTACCTGTGGATCCCCACGAAGAATGTGCCCCGGGCGCGGGGCCGGGTCAGCCGTGCCGGCCGACGCATCAAGGGCGGCGCGATGACGCCGGTCGAGGTTGAGAGCGCGTACGGCGCGGAATTCGTCATCCGCAAGGGCAAGGGCGGCACCCTGCTGGCGTTCATCGACGTCGTACGCTCGCGCAACATGAAGACCTATCGCCCAGCCACGAAGGGGCGGGCGAAGCAGGGCCGCAAGGCAGAGCCGGTGCTGATGTTCGTGCTTCGCAAGACGGTCCGCCTGCCCAAGCTGCTCGATCTCGACGGCCCGGCGCGGCGATGGGCGGCGAACTTCGAGGCGCGGTTCAACGAGAGGATGCGCGGGTCATGAGCAAGCGGCTGGCCGTTCTCGCGGCGCTCAAGGCGATGATCCGAAACGCGCTACCCCAGGCGACGGTGCTCGGCCTGGATGGCCATGAGGCGCCGCCCGCCTCGGTCCCCCGTGGCGGCCTGGTCGTCATTCGCACCGGTGACCCCGGCGAGCCCGTCGAAGTGACGATGAGCCCGCTGACCTATTGGTGGGACCATGCCATCACGGTCGAAGTGTCCGCGATGCGAACGTCAGACCTGACCAGTGAGCAGGCGCTCGACGCGATGCTGGTCGCCATCGGTGCCGCCATCACGACCGACCGCACGCTGGGCGGCCTGTGCGACTGGGTCGAGCCCGCCGCCCCCGCCACGGACGACATTTACCCCGAAGGTGGCGGCCTGCCGCCGCGCGGCGCGGACCTGATCATCACGGCGTCCTACTCGACGCCTTCACCCCTCGCTTGAACCAGAAGGAGAACGTCCATGGGACGCGCACGCGGTGCCAACGCCATCATGGCGCTGAATTTCGAGACGGCCTACGGGACGCCGCCCTCCTCGGGCTATCGCCGTCTTCCTTTCGTATCCTCGCAGCTCGGAGCCGAGCAGACGATGATCGATAGCGACCTGCTTGGTCTCGGTCGCGCGCCAGCGGACCCGACCTACGACGTGATCACCAATGACGGCGACGTCGTGGTGCCGCTGGACGTTTCGACGTTTGGGTTCTGGCTGCGCCTCCTGCTCGGCGCACCTGCCACGTCGGGCTCGGGTAGCGCCTATACGCATCTCTTTTCGTCGGGCCTTCCCGACCTGCCGTCGGCTTCGATCGAGATCGGCCACCCGGATCGGCCGACCTATTCCACCCATTACGGCATCAGGGCGAACACGCTGCAAATCCAGATGCAGCGCAGCGGCCTCACGACCGCCACGCTGGGGCTGATCGCCAAGGGTGAAACCGTGCCTGCGCTCACCAGCACGGTCGGTGATGTCGAAAACCTCACCGTCTCCCAGCGCTTTCCGTCGGCCTCCGGCTTCCTGACGACGGACGGCGGCGCGCAGATTGGGGAAGTCGTCTCGGCCCGGCTCAGCTTTTCCAATGCGCTCGAGAAGGACGAAACGATCCGCCAGGACGGCGAGATTAACGATGTCGATCCCGGCATGCCCTCAGCCTCGATCGCGCTGACGCTGAAATTTGCGGACAATGCCCTCCTCAACAAGGCGGCTGGCAAGGTGCCGATGGCGGTGGCGCTGAACTGGCAGATCGCGGCGGACAAGATGCTATCCATCGTGCTTCCGCGCGTGTTCCTGTCGCGCAGCAAGCGACCGATCCAAGGGCCTGGCGGCATCCAGGTCGAGATGAACGGCATGGCTTCGACCGAAACCCAGCCGCTCATGCTGGTGACCGTCAAGAACGCGCGGGCGAGCTACTGATGCTCCTGGCCCCCGCGAAACCGGCCGAGCCGGAATGGAAGCCGGTCATGGGTGCGCACGTCCTCTTCGCCCCCATCGACCGCCCCATGCTGCGCCGCGCCCGCCGCGCTGCGATCGACTCGCTCGGCGGCGTGCAGCCGCAGACCGAGGATGAAGCGACGCTGGCCGAGCAGCTGGCCGATCTCGGTGACGCACTGAGCCATGCGCTGTTGATGGCGGGCATCATCGACTGGCGCGATGTCTTCGTCATGGCCAATGACGATGATACCGGTACTGGTGAACCGCTCGCCTGTTCGGACGAGGCGAAATCCAGGCTGCTGGCCGATCCGATCGTGTTCGAGGCGTTCGACGCCGCCTATGTCATCCCCTTCGTCACTCGTGAACGGGAGCGCGCAGCGCCGGGAAAAGACTCGCCGCTCTCGCCGCTTGGCATTGGAACGAAGGCGAAGGAGGAGAGCGATATTGCAGCCTCTCCTGCGCTGGCGAGAGCGGCGGATGTGCCGAATGCCCGTACATCGTCCACGAAGCGCAAACCCAAGCCGAAGAAGACGTCTGGGACGTCCTGACTACCTGTGACCGTCAGTTGCGCGTCGGGGGCATGGGCGCGCCGTTCGCGCTCGATTTCGGCGCTATCATGCAGATGGGCGCCGCACGTAGCGTCGATGCGCAACTGCTGTCCGAAGCGCTGCCACATGCCGAGGCCGCGATCGTAAACCGCCTTGCCGAGGCGCAACCGGAGGGATCATAGATGGTCGCAAGTACATCCCTCCGGCTCGGTTTGGTGGGCGGCGCACAGATCAAGTCTGGCTTCGCAGACATCGCTCAAAGCGGCACCGCATCGTTCACGAAGGTCGGAGACGTTGCCGACGCGCAGGCAAAGCGCTGGGGCAGAGCTTACGACAACGCGAGCCGTGATGCCGAGGCTGCGATGGTCCGCCTCAGCACCGCGCGGACCAAGCTCGACCTGCTCATGCCCGGCCTCAATCCGACGAAGCTCGATGCGGCGGCAGGTATCCAGGCCGGGGTCGGCAAGGCGGCGTCCGATAGCGCAAGCGTGTTCGAAGCGGCCTTCGCGCGGATGGACAGGGCGGCGGCGACGCTCGCCGCCAAATACGACCCGCTCCTTGCTGCCCAGCAGCGTTACGACGAGGAGCTCGGCCGCGCAAAGGAACTGCTCGACGCCGGTTCGCTGTCAACGGAGCGCTACGAGCAGATCCAGCGCTCGCTGACCGCAACCCTCAATGATCAGCGCCGAGCAGCGGATGACCGGGCGGCGGCGGTCCAGCGCGCCAGCGCAGCAACGCTCGAAGGGGCTGCTGGCGTGCGCTCCGGCCCCGCGACAAACAGCGCGTCGGCCTCGGCGTCCGTCTTCGAGGACTATTACGCCCAGATGGAGCGCCGCGCGAATGCGCTGCGCGCCGCGATCGACCCCGCCTTCGCGGCGCAGCAGCGCTTCGACCGCGAGATCGCCGAGGCGCGGTCGCTGATCTCGTCCGGGGCGATCTCGCTCGACGACTATGCGAAGCGCCACGTCCAGCTGCAACGCGAGATGACGCTGACGACGCGCGGGCTTGAAGAGCAGGCGGGCGCCAGCGGCGCGGCCAAGGCGGGCTATCAGCAACTCAACTTTCAGCTAAGCGACATCGCCACCCAGTTTTCGTCGGGCACGCCCCCGATGCAGATCTTCGCGCAGCAGTCCGGCCAGCTGTTCCAGGCGCTTGGCCTGATCGCCAGCGGCGGGGCTGCGGCGGGCAAAGGTGTCGAAGCTGCAGCCGATGCGTCGGAGGATTCCGCGCCCGACATCGCCGGGTTCGGTGAGCAGGTCACCGGTGTCGCCGAGAAGGCGGAAGGGCTGACCGGCAAGCTGGGCGCCGTCGCCGGGTTCATGACGGGCCCCTGGGGCGCCGCGACGCTCGTCGCCGTGTCGCTGCTCACCCCGTTCATCGCCAAGCTGTTCGAGAGCAATGACGCGCTCCGCGATGCGGTGCAGAAGCTGAAGGAGAATGCCGAGGCGGCCGACGTCAGCCGCCGCGCGCAGGAGGCATTCGCCAAGTCGTCGGAAGGCGTCGCTGCGGCGATCCGCGATCAGGCCAACGCTTTCAGCGACGCAGATAAGGCGCAGCGCAGCGCGGCCGAACGCGCGAATATCGAGGCCAAGCTGAACCTCCAGCGAGAGATCAGCATCCGGCGCGTAACCCTTGCGATGATCGAGCAGGCGCGCGCGCAGGCGGACTCCACCATATCGCCGATCACCGGCGGCGGTGGCGCGGTCAACCTGGCGCAGGCCGCCGCGGCCAGTCGTGCGATCGAGCTCCAGGCCCAGGCCGATGCGCAAAAGGCAGCGATCGCCACCGCACAGCAGAACGTCGAGCGCAGCCGGATCGACCTCGCAACGGAGGGCGCGCGCCGCGCGGTGGATCCGGTGGCTCGCCTGAACAAGCTGTACGATGATCGGATCGCCAAGGTCCGGCTCGAGGCAAGCGAGGCGGTCACAGCAGGCCGCGTGGTCGGTGCAGCGACCCAGCGGCGTATCGAGGCCATCGAGGCGGAGCGTAAGGCGGCGCTGAAAGCCGAGCAGGACAAGCAAAGTGCGTCGCGGGACACTGCACGGCAGATCGGCCGCAACGTCAGCCTCGCCGAAGCCCGCGCGATCGCCGAAAGCATCGGCGGCAAGGTGACCAGCGATCGTCGGTCGCGCGAAGAACAGCAGCGCCTGTACGACAAATATGTGGCCTATAAGAACGGGACCGGTCCCTGGGCGGCGTTGGCCGCGAAGCCGGGTACCAGCAATCACGAATCTGGCCAGGCGCTCGATATCGCCAAGTCCGGCGGGGTGACGCTGGCCAAGATCATCGCCGCCTATCGCCGGGCTGGCGTCACTCTGTCCGAAGCACTCGACGAGGGCAGCCATTACCACATCGCATTCCGCAAGACGGGCGAGGCGGCGCGCGAGGCGGCGGAGGATCGTAAGGATGCGGCGAAGGTGGCCCGCGACGCGGCCGCCGCCGAGCGCGACCTGACGAGCGACCTGCGCGAGGTCGTGCAGGCCTATGACCCGGCCCGCGCGGCGGCCGAGGATTACGCCGCCACGCTTGCGAAAATCGACGCGCTGGTTCGCGGCGGCAAGCTGACGCTCGGTCAGGCCTCTGACTATCGTGCAGCAGCGGCGCGGACCGAGCAGAAGCGCATTGCCGACGAACAATATGAGGCGTTCAAGAGGCTGTTCGGCACCGACGATCCGCTGGCCGACGTTCTCGGCAACGCGAGCCGTTGGACAGGGGATCGCGCCAATGAGGCAGCCGAACAGGATGCGGCCAAGCTGAAGATCGTCACCACTGCGCTGGACGAACTGCGCGGCTTTGGCACCGAGTTCGTCGATACCGTGCTGGACCCCAACACCTGGTCGAGTTGGGGTGAGGCCGGTCGGACCATTCTGGGCGGCCTGAAGGCCGAGTTCGTCAAACTCGCGCTGCTCAACCCGTTGAAGAACCTGATCAACGGCGACAAGGCGCTGCCGACGCTGTCCTCGGCGATCGCCAACATCGGCAAGCTGTTCAACGGGACGACGACCCCGCCCCTGAAAGCCAACGCGACGGGCACCGAATGGTGGTCGGGTGGCATGTCGCTGGTCGGTGAGAACGGCCCGGAGATCGTCAGCATGCCGCGCGGCTCGCGCGTGACGCCAGCGGCGGACACCCGGCGCATGCTGGCAGGCAACGACAATCGACGGGGTGAGACGCATGTCCATGTCTACGCAGAAGGGGCCGTGCTGACGGATACCGTCCGTGGCTGGGTGGCCGAAGGCGTGGAAATTGCCTCGATGCGCGGGGCAGCGGGCGGATCGGCGATGAGCATGGCAGAGGGCCGTGCCAGTGCCGCGCGGGGTCTCGGGCGCAGGTGGAGCCGATGAGCATTGTCATCCCCAATTACCGCGTGGTGAACCAGTCCGCACCGCGACCTGTGCTGTTCAGCGGAAATCAGGAAGGGTCGCTGGGCGGCCCGTCGCTGGCCATCCCGCGCATGGGCGATCGGTTCGCCCTGGACGTACAGACCGGCCAGCTGCGCAACGATGCGTCGGGGCTGGCGCTGGTGGCGGCCCTGACCCAGGCGACGACCTTCGACGCGCTGTTCTCCTTCCTGCAACCCAACCTGCCGAATCCTCCCGCGATCGGTGGCGCGGTGGTGGATGGGGCCGGGCAGTCCGGATCACGCCTGGTTATTCGCGGTGCGAACTCAGGTGCCGTCGTCGCGGCGGGACGGTTCTTCAGCATCGTGCATGGCGGGCGCCGGTACGTCCACATGGTCGCGGCCGCCTCGCCGATCGGCTCGGACGGCCGCGCGACGATTTCAATTTGGCCGATGCTGCGCTTTCGCACGACGGACGCCGATGTCGTCGAATTCGACGAGCCGAAGATCGAGGGCCAGCTGATCGGTTTCGAGGCGAAGGGGGCAATCTTCCAAGGCGTGCGGACCAACCCGCTGGGGTTCACCATCCAGGAGCGCGCATGACCTTTCGGCTCACTCCGCAAATGTCGGCCGCGCTCCGGGCAGGGCAATCGCCGCTGGCGCCGCTGATCGAGGTCGCATTGCCGGGCTATACCCTGCGTCAGCTGGTCGGCTCGGGTGAGGTCGCGTGGGGTGCGAAGGTGTTCGTCGGCACCGACCCCAAATTTGGCGTCCTCGCGGCGGCGGGCACCCTGAAAGACGGCGTCGGGGATGAGGCCCCCGATTGGGACCTGACCTTCATCCCGCCCAGCGAGGCCAGCGCGGCCGACCTGACGGCCGCCAGCGCGCAAGGCGGTGCGGTGAGCGGGTGGCTGGCGGTCGTCGATCGAACGACCGGGACGATCCTCCCCGAGCCGATCCAGTTGTTCAGCGGGACGCTTGATGTCGCGCGGCTGCGTGTGGGCAAAGGCACGCGGTCGGTCGAGTGGCGCTGTTCGTCGGCGCTCGAGCCCTTCCACGACCAGGAGGTCGGAGCTCGATTGTCCGACGCCTGGCACCAGATGGTGTGGTCGGGAGAAACCGGCCTGGCCAACATGACCGGGATCGAACGGACGAGTTACTGGGGCGTCGAGAAACCGCCATCGGCCGTCGCCTATCTGGGCGGCAGCACCCGCGCTTCCTTCCTTTCGGCAATGGGACTCTGACATGATCGAAATGATCAGGCGCCAGCAGGCCGCGCAGGCCACCGTCGACCGGTTTAAGGGCGCACCTTGGCAGCTCGGCAAGAACGACTGTGTCCGCGTCGCCGCGTTCGCCTTGCGCAAGATGGGCCACCGGCCGCAGCTGGGAAAGGCGGGGTCGTACAAGACCGGTGCCGGAGCGTTGCGCGCGCTGCGCCGCGCGGGTCATGCCAGCCTGGCTGACGCGCTGGACGCGCTCGGGCTGGAACGCATCCCGCCTGCGGCCGCGCTGCCCGCCGACATCGTCATGATCCCAGGCGAAGCGCCGCTCGACGGCGCGCTGACTGTGGCCGTCGGCAACGGTCGGGTGCTTGGGTTTCACGAGGACGAGGGTGCGGCGACAATCATGCAGCCAACCGAGTATCTCGCTGCATGGAGGGCGTGACGCCGCCTCTAGGCCTCATGCGCGATAGTCAGTTCTTTACAGTGACCACGCGGCCTGGAAATATGCAAAGACCACGGTCATCGTCACCATCATGTTGTCGCTGGACCGCAATCTCTGAGGCCCTACAACGTGTGTCGGGTAGTGGTGTTGGCGGTCTGCGTTGTCGCTGGACCGCAATCTCTGAGGCCCTACAACCGGCGAAAACCGGGTGACCCTCCTCCATCAGTTGTCGCTGGACCGCAATCTCTGAGGCCCTACAACTGAGGTAGAGCTAAGTGTCGATGGGGCGGAGATAATCCGCCCCATTCGCTAAGCTGGAGCGCAGGCTCTCGCCTGCTTCGCGGGCATCCATGACTTCACTTGGGTCCCCGTGCCGTCGCGAACCAGATCGACGCGCGCGGCGGCTTTGCCTGCATACATCCCGCCAGCGATCCAAAGCAGCGTAACTTGATCAGGACGATCGGGTTGGCGGTAAACATTTGGGGCGAGCCACCCCTCCATGTCGATCAGGCACCGCTCAATATCCTCCAGGCTATTCGCGCTTCGATATTCAGCAACGGGCGGCTTCTCATCGAACTTAGAAATCGGCCCCTGCGCCTGAGCGCTTGGCGCGCAAAATGCGATGGCGACCACCGCTGTCGAAAATCCGAATCTCATCTCGAAAGGCTGACACATTGAGAGCACTTCGAACAGCAGCATTGGTGGTCGGCGCGGTCGCCGCCATTTCGACTGGCATTGGCGCGTTCGCGGCTGCTGGCACCGCCTTGGCCGCGACGGCAGCGACAGTTTCAGCGATCGCGACACCGCTCGCGGCTGGGCTGTCGTTGACGACAACCGCTTTCGGCGCGCCCAAGGGCACGTTCGGCGGCTCCGCGACGCAATTCAAAATCGACAAGGAAGCTGGTCAGCCATACGCGATCGGCCGGACGTATTCCGGCGGTAACGTCGCGCATCGCCAATATTACGGGTCGAAGAACAGCTTTGAGAGCTGGGTGACGATCCATAGCCTCGGCCCAGTCAAGAGCCTGGGCCCGCTCCTGATCAACAAGGTCGCGGTCGGGATGAACGGGACCTCGGTCACCGGGGCGTATGCCGGATATATGTGGCTCGACGACCAGCTGGGTGCCTGTCCCGAGGCTCGCGCGCTGGCGGGGCCGCAAGGTGATTTCCCAGGGTGGAATTCTTCTTCCAAGCTATCCGGCTTGGCGGCGGACCTCTGGACGCTGAAGTTCGACGACAAGGGCAAGGTCTATCCCAATGGCGTCCCGCAGCGCGGCCGCGTCGTGGAGGGCGTCTATGTCTATGACCCGCGCAAGGACAGCACCTATCCGGGCGGGTCGGGCAGCTGTCGGCTCGGCCAGGAGGCGACCTATGTCTGGTCGGAAAACCCGGCGCTGCACGCGATCACCTGGTCGTTCGGCCGGTACCAGAACGGCGTCCTGGTCGCGGGGGGCGGGCTGCCCGCGTCCGGCATCGACATGGCCCCATTCGTCGACTGGGCGAATGTCTGTGACGCCAATGGGTGGAAGGTGGGCGGCCTCGTCTACACGAACACCGACAATTCGTGGGACATCCTGAGGATGATCGCCCAGGCGGGCGGGGGCGAGGTGATGGCCGTCGGTGCGCAGCTGTCGTGCACCTTTTCTGCGCCACGCGTGTCGATCGGGACGATCAACAGCGAGGACATCGTCGGTGACATCGACGTGCCGGTATCCGCGTCGCGCCGCCTGCGCCGGAACACGGTGATCGCCAAGGTCCGGCTCGAGACTCATGGTTGGGAGATGGTGCCGCTCGATGCGATCGCGATCCCGGAATATGTCACGGCCGATGGCGGCAAGCGGCCGAAGGAGATCGAGTTCCCGCTGGTTCAGCAGGTCGACCAGGGCGCGCAGCTGGGGCTGTATGAAACCCTGAATGCGCGCGAGCTCGACGGGATCGTCCTGCCCGCCAAGGTCTATGCCATCGGCTATCGCCCTGGTGACTGCCTGACCGTCGATATCCCCGAGGCGGCGTTGAACACGCGTGACGTGATCGTGCGGGGCCGGGAGATCGACGGAGGGACGATGGGTGTCACGCTGACCTGCCGGTCGGAGACGCAGTCGAAGCACCCATTCTGCCTCGGCAAGACGGGGACGCCGCCGCCCACGCCTGACCTGACCGTGCCGCCCGCGCCGGCGATCGAAAATCAGGCAGCGCTGCAACTCGCAATCTCGACGTCTTTCCCGATTGGTCTGTCGCTCAGTGTCACGGCTGACGGTCTGCTGACGATCAGCAATCATGTTCGGCGCTATACCGACGGCCATCCCGACGTGTCCGTGACCGGTACGACGATCGAGACAGGCTTTCCCGCAAGCACCAATGGCGCGGTCGGATATGACGACGATGGTCGGACAGGTGGCGATGTCGCCTATGTCATCAGCAACGATAGCATAGCGGTCCGGTCTTCGCCGGAGCATCCCGGCCGCCATTATCTGGGCTATTTCTTCGTCCCGGCGACGGGATCTCCGCCGACAACCGGCGGCGGCGCTACCCCGCCGGGCGGGCCCGATCGGCAGTACGAGGTGATGCCATGACGCAGCACGGCATGAGCCGTGCTGCCGAGACTCTTATCCGCATTCCATTTCAAACTGCGCTCGCAACAGCGCGCGATTGAACTGCTTTATGTCGAGCAGTGGAACCGGCAAAGCTGGCCGTTTACGTGCAAGCAGGTTTATCAGCCCGCGCAACATTGTTGCTCTCCTAAGTTTTATGTTTTGCATGATGTGCGTCGACACCATGTATAACTAACGTAGGAGTATTGCTTCCGGTCCGCCAACAATGCGCTTCGATCAGCATGATCGACAACGTTGGTGGTTAGCGCCTGCGATGCCGTCGCGCGCGGCGGATATGCCGCCAGCAATACAAACCATAGGCTGATGCCGCGATAATCAGAACGATCAGCACATAGGCGATCTGCTTCCGCTCCATCCATTTATCTCCGTTTTCTATCCCGATATCGGAGCATTTTCGGAGAGGGAGTCAAGCGTGCCTAGCGCTGGGCATCCTCGACCGGTTGCTGGACTGCGGTAGCTGCCTGCTGAAATGCCTGCGTCGACGACGGGGTTGCCCGGGTGAACGCCGCGGTCGGTTCGGCTGCTTCGTATCGCTCTATTCGATTGGCGATGCGGCTGTTGATGCGACTGCTGATCCGGTTGTTGATGCGCCGGCTGTTCTGTCCAACCGTCGGATCAGCCGGATTGGCCAAGCGTGCACCGTAGGCACTCGGCTTCGTCGTTTGAGCCAGGACGCTCGATCCGGATGCGGCGATCGCCGCAGTGACGATCAATACATGGAGCTTCTTCATCGCTCCTCATTAGCACAAATTTTCTTAACTCGGAGATGCTGGATGAACAGTTCAAGCTTCGCGGCCCGTGCGGTCGCGTTGGGGGGCGGCGCATGACCGTCGGAGCCCAGGCCGCCGAGGCCGTCGTGCAGACGGCCGCTGGCGGATCGATCCGAGCGGGTGTCTGGACTGGCGTCATCCTCGCCGCGATTGGCGTCATCTCTCTGGTCGTGCGGCAATGGGGGCCGTGGCAGATCATCGCGCGTGACACCCGGCGGGCGGACATGGAGGGGATGGGCCGCCGCATCGCGGATCTCGAAAGCAGACTCGACCGCCAGACCGCCGCGCATGAGGTGAAGTTGGAGCAGGAGCGCGCACAGCACGCGGCCGAGCTGCAGATCATGCGCCACCGTATGAACAACCTCGACCAGTGCCTGACCATGCTGCTGGCGCTGATTGAGCTCGACCCGGCCAAGGCTCGGGAGTCGGCCGCCCGCGTCCGCCAGATGCGCGAGCGTCAGGAAGCGCTCGAGGTCGCCGAGAAAGGCGCGATTGCCGCCGCCCGCATTGCCTCACCAACCACGGAGGAAACCTGATGTCCGACGTCGACCGCCATTGGCGTTACGTGATCGCTCTGGTGCTGATCATCGGTTACCTCGCGCTCGCTGGCGCTGCGTTCTTCCACGAGGTCCCGGCGAACAACACCCGCTTCGTCGACGGCTATTTCACGGGTCTCGGCCCGATCGTCGGCGCGGCTGTCGCTGCGGTGCTCCAGGTCGGCAAGGGTAGCAGCGCACAGCAGGAGGCGAACCTAGCGACCGCGCTCGATAAGCTGCCGCCTGTGACAGCTACCGCCGAGCCCAAATCCGAGGGCTGATCAAGTCGCCCCGCTCGGGGTGGTGGTGAGCGGGGCGACCTGCTGTCCGCCCGGCCTGTTGACCGGACGCGCCGTGCTTATGACGGCGCAAACTTCGAAATGGTTAACGGGCGGCATCTAACTATCGCCGGGTCTGCCGTTCTCAGGACGGCAGACCCGGCGGCCGGTCCCATCGGGGGATGCCAACCGGCGGGGTATCATACCAACGGCTGACGGGGCCGTCATCTTCGAAAAGGATAAGGCTATGGACGTTCCACTGGTGCAGCGCCGTCTCGGCGTGCGCACTGACGGCGCCTTTGGCCGGGTGACGTTGACCGCGCTGCTAAGGAAACTCGGCGCTCCGGCCGCGACCGCCGGGGGGCTGGGGGCTGGTGTATCTGCCCTGGAGGGGGCGATCATCCTGGACGCGCCCTTGCGGCTTGCTCATTTCCTCGCGCAGGCGGGCCATGAGTCGGCAGGCTTCACGCGGATGTACGAAATCTGGGGCCCAACGCCTGCACAGCGGCGATACGAAGGCCGGGTCGACTTGGGAAACCTCAAGGCGGGCGACGGCTTCCGGTACCGCGGGCGTGGCATTCTCCAGATCACGGGCCGCGACAACTATCGCCGGTTCGGCAAGCTGATTGGCGTCGACATAGAAAGCCAGCCGGACCGGGCGGCGGAGCCTGCGATCGCGATAGCCCTTGCCTGCGCATACTGGACCTCGCGCCGGATCAATGCGCCGGCGGACCGCGACGACATCGAGGCCGTGACGAAGCTGATCAACGGCGGGCTCAACGGCATCGACGACCGGCGGCAGCGTTTGGAGCGAGCGAAGGCGATCCTGCTGTGACCGGCGCGCGGCAGCTGCTCCGGCTATGGCCTGCGGTCGGCGTCTTGCTGGTGGGGCTCTGGATTTGGCGGCTCGATACGCTGCGCGCCGATTACCGCCAGACGCTAACCAATGAGCGCGCGGCCTGGTCGATGGCGATCGCAGACGGCGAGAAAGTACGGTCCGCCGATGAAGCGCGCTTCGCCCGCCAGCAAGTCGCCGCCATCCAGACATATGCCGCCGCGCTGGCCGCTCGCCAGCCACTCATCATCCACTCGAAAGACACGGTGACTCGCTATGCTCAAACTGATGCTGGTCGCGTTCTGTGTCGCGCCGCTGACCGCGTGCGCGACATCGACGCGCTCGATGCCGATCTCGCCCGAGATCCCGCCGCCCCCGGCAACAGCGGCCGGACCGTGCCGACCGACGCCGCAACACCGCCAGCCGGACGGTAGCGCCAGCGCGGCCGACGACGACGCGACCATTCGCGATGGCCGCTTCGACTTGGCCGAATGCGAAGCCAAACGCCGCCTACTATGGGACGCGTGGCCTAAGGCGTCAGCCCGAGGAGCGGGGTGGAAGGTCGGGAGACCCCTTCAAACGGCAGATAGAACGGCTGCTGTCCTCGCTTCACAGCCGCCCCGGCGCGCCCGCATCAGTCCCGCCATGGCTGACGATGTCGATCGTATGCTTACATTGTGACGGGAGGGAAGGTGCATGTTCCTCACTGCATTGCTTATTTCGGTCGCCAGTCCCGTTGAGGCACAGGTAGTCATCGAAACGCGCGCGCCGGTGACCAAATCGGATGTCGACGCGATGCGTCAGCAGGCCCAGGCGGCGAGCGAGGCAGCGGCGCAAGCTGTAAAGCAAGCCGACCTGAACGCCGCGATCACTGCCGTGCAAGCGGCCATCCCCCGCGCCCGGACGACCACGCCGATGCAAGAGGCGGTCGGCGGCGTGGCGGGGACGGCCGGGACCTATCTCCCCGGCGATGCGCAGGCGCCGAGGATCACGCGCGCGGGGGTCGTTATCACGAACAGCACCGCCGGCGCGTGGACGGTGACATGGGCAACGGCGCTGCCCTCCCCACCGGTGACGCTCCCGATCCCCATCAATACGACCACGAACCCGGTCATATGCAACGTCACCACCACCACCGCGACCGGTGCGTCCGGGCGCTGCTGGTACGGCCGAACGCTTCCCGCGACTCTGGCCGCTCTGACCGCGCTCGTCAGCTATGACGTGTTCGGCTCGCCCGCGACCGGGATCAGCGTCCAGGTGCTGGCGATTCCCGCCACCCAATAACCAGTCCAACAGGAGAAGATCTATGACCCTGCTTCGATGGGCGGGCGCGATCGCGCTTGCCAGCTGCCTGGCCGTGCCCGCCGCCGCGCAGACCTATCCGCTGTCCGCCTCCCCGGATGGATGGGCTCGGCCGACCGTCCCTTGCGTGTATGATCCGTTAGCGAAGACCTGCGCCCCAATCACGCCCAGCGCACCTCTGCCTGTGCTGACGACCAACCGGACGGAGACGTTCCAGCTGGTGACCGCCAATACGGCCGCCGCTCCGGTCACGCTGATCGGGGGCAGCTATGTCTTCACCCAGGGCTGCGCCGCGTATGGGTCGGTCACCCTACGGTACCGCGGACCAGATGGCGCGACGATGACGGCAATGCTGTCGAAGACGGCGGCCGATAGCGGCGGTGGAACGATCGCGTCATTCGGGACCGGGGCGATCGTCGACGTCACCCTGAGCGGCACCACCGGCTGCAACGCCACGCTCGCGCGGATCCCGTCATGATGCGGTTCCTCGTGGCGCTGGCGGCGCTCTTCTCGCTGATCGCAAGCCCGGTCTCCGCCCAGGTCGTCGGCACGACGCCAACCGTCTACGGCGGCGGTGCTCAGGCGGGGACCCCGGCACAACCCGCGTGGTCCTTCGGCACTTCGTCGTTCCGCACGATGGGTGCAGACCTCTATCGGATGGTCGCGTCCGATGCGAACCGGCTGACCGAGCTATCCGACCTGTATCTGCCGCCCCAGCCCGCAGGCTGGCGGGTCGTATACACGAACTTCGGTCTCGATCCGAACAACCGCCCGGCGGGTACGGCGCGGGAGCAGAAGCCCGGAAACACGAACACGCTGGACTATGTGGTCGCGTTCACGGCGGTCAATGGCGGCGGGACGCGCGTGGTCCTGACCTTTGGCGGCACCGGGTCGACCGTCATGGCGGACGGCGGCTTCGCGATCACGGACCCGGTCCCGACCGCCTGGCCGGGCGGGTTCCTGCGCACCTCGATCAGCACCGCGATGGGCGCGGCGCGGCCGCGCGGCTTCACCAGCATGGGCCAGCTGGGCGAGACCCGCCGACACCTGGCAGCCCCGAACGCGACCTATGCGTCCGGCGGGTCGATCACCAGCGTCGGACTGACCGCCAATTCGTCGAACGGATACTCGCCGGTGGCGGTGCTCGTCCCGTGGTCGCGAACGCCATCCGTGCTTGAGCTCGGCGACAGCATCACGCAGCAGGACGACGTCCCCCAGCTTGCAAGCGCGCGCGGCATGGTAGGCGGCGTCACGCGCGGGCTGGACGACGACGGGCCGACCGGTCGCTTCGGCGTCGGCAATTTCGGCCATCACGGCGCGCAGATGGCTGACTTCATGGACCTGACCGACGGTCGGTTCGGCCTGCGCTACAAGCTGCTCGCCTACATCCGCAACACGCTGAACGGCGGTCAGGTCTGGCCGTTCTCGACCATCTGGTCGCAGGGCCTCCGCAACGACTTCTCGGCGATGGGCTATGATCCATCGGACACTGCAGCCTCGGTCACGGCGGCGATGCAGGTACGCTCGCTCGCGTGGTGGCAGTTCCTGGCCAAGACCTTCCCAGGCGCGCCGATCGTCCAGTCAACAATCACCCCGCGCACGGCCGACAGCACGGCGGCCCGAACGTCCTTGACCACTCAAACCGGCAATGGCCTGAACAGCCAGCAGCCGCTCCAGACGGTCAACGACTGGATCATGACCCGCCCGGCGCCTCTGGCCCTCGCGGTCGACCTCCGCGCGGCCTATCAGGCGGCGGATGACGGCACGGGTATCCCGAAGTGGAAGCTCACGCCCCTGGCAACGGCGGGTGGCGCGCCACTGTCGGTTGCGCTCGCCGTCGGTGCGGACATCAGCAACACGGTCGTGCGGATCACCACCAGCGTGGCGCCGGTCAGTGGCAACTATCTGGTCTTCGAGCCGGGGACCGCGAACATGGAGGTCGGTCCACAGGTTGGGACCTCGATCGTGAACAACGGCGATGGGACCTATTCGGTCAAGGCGGCGGGCTTCTATGCGATCAAGCGCGCCCATGCGATCGGGGCGATCGTGTCGTCGACCAATAGCGCTGACGGGACCCACCCTGGCTCGGGCGCTCAGCAGGCGGCCGCTGTGCCGGTCATCGCCGCTAAACCGGCGGTCGCCAACTTGATCGCCCGGTGACCTGTCCACCCCGGTTGACGTTTGTTCTCTATCTGTTCCATCATGGCCAGCGTAACGAATCACTGGACCCTGACCATGATGCAGCACGACCCTCGGCTGCGCGCCGCTGCGCGCGCCATCTATGACGCATGCTATCCGTCCGAAGAATGGGGACCGCTCTCATTCGCTGAGGCGGAGAGGTATGCGACCGTCCAATATCGCCAGGCGGTAGATGGCGCGCAGGCGGCGCGGGCCTGTTTCGCGTCGGCGGGCGAGCAGCTGCCGCTGCCTGTGACGTGAACCAGTCGCAGAGGGCGCGGATCGTCTTCATGGGGCTGGTCGCGCTGGACGAGGCGGCCGATCGCGCCCGAGCAGCGCGGGGCCCGGTCGAGACATCGCTGTCCGACCGCGTCATCCTGGCGACGCTGTACGCGATCGCAGGGCGCGACCGGTCGTCGTTCTATGGCTTTTGGCGAGAACTCAGGCGCCCGGTCGGATCAAACACCAGCGACGGGATAGAGCGCGGAAACATGCTCCACACCCATTTTTGCGGTATCTGCCGGGCTCTTGGGATCAAGCAGACCATCGCGTTCACCTCGGCCCTGTATGCTGCTCGCCAGGCACCCATGCGCGGCTTCCGCAACCCTGAGCCCTTCGCCGCTGATGAGCAGCGCGCCCGCTTTGCCAAATTCCTGCGAGAGACGATGAACGACCAGCGTGATGCCGATCGCGAGCGCCGCAATGGGCGGGAATGCGGGATTAGGGATTGAGTGGCTCGAAAATCCCGCGCGTCGGAAAGACGGGTCCTCTCACCTGCATCTGAGCGGCGCAATAGGGCTGCTGCAGCTTGACCGCCTCGTCGGCTGGTGCGCGAAGCCAAGCTGACACGTCGCTAGGATGCAGGATCGTGATCATCGCCTTCGGGTGGATCGGCGCGACCAACTCGTTGGGGCCGCATGTCACCATGGCGAAGGACCGGCCGTCGACGGTCTGCTGCCAGAACCCGGCGACCGCAAACACTGGCTGATCGGTAACGCTGAACCACATTTCGCCTTTCAATGGCGGCTTGCCGTCGCCGAGGTCGTGGCGCTCTGGGGTGAATTCGCAGAATTCGGTGAGCGGGATCACGCAGCGGTTCGCCGGATCGGCCGCGAGCCTGCGCCATTGCGGCAGCGCGAGGTTGCGGACGTTCGTCATAGGATAGGGCGCCTTCCCGCCCAGTACGTCCCACGTCATGACGTCCCAGGCGCGCTGCCCATCCTGCTCCCGGATCACATACGACCGCGACCGCGGACGCAGTTCCTGGGGGTGGAAGCGATTGTCGCGCGGGCGCTCGTCAAAGAGCTTCGCAGCGGATTGGAACAGCGTGTCCGGTTCACCGGCATAGCGCGCGCGGTTGCACATCAGATCACCCCCGAGTACCGGATGGCGATCAAAGCGATTGCCATCATCCCGATCATGGCCTCTCTCTGCGAAGTGATTTACGCCTTAGGCAAGAAAGGCGCGTTGACGACAAATCAGCCGAGTGAGCCCAGAGCGCTCCATCATATTCCCAGGTCACTGGAATGCCGCATTCCTTTGCAGCTTTCGCGGTGGCGGCACGCCGAAGCTCGCCGCCCGTCGTAAGGACGGCAGGTGGCGCTTTATCCCAGCCACCGACTGTGATTGCTTGCAGCGCGACGACAAGGATCACGCCTGTCATCAGAACCACCCGGCAACATAGCGGAGCGCACCCCGAGCGCTGGCGATCAGTCCGGTGACGAACAGCACCGTGAAGCCGAAGAACTCGAGATAGACAAAGCCCCTCTCCCACCAGGTCGGCGGCAGCTCATCGTGCGCGCGTGCGGGCGGTTGGACTATGTTCGCGACGTCTCGGAGATGGTCGGTTCGGCGGCGGTCGCGTCGCATTCGGCGGGCCTGCAAATGAGAGGAATCTCGACGGTATCCGCCACCGATCCGCTGGTCCAGCGCCAGCACAGGTCGCTGTCGTCATTCAAGCAGTAACGCTGGCCAAGTAAAATTCTTGGCCAGCGTCATACTTTTTTAATGCGGGCAAATACGGCTACGAGCGCTGCAATTGAAATCCTTCGGATCCCCTCCATTGTCATAGTAAACCGGTGGGGGGTTACCGCTTCCGCCAGTTCCCATTTCGCTATCTTTATAGCCCTGGCAATCAGGCTGGCGGCGCTCCACGCATTGGGCATCACCATTACATTCAGATTGAAGGATGTTCATACAATCTTGATACGGGGTGATAGTCGCCTCCTGAGCTGACACGCCCATCGGGACGAAGCACACCGCACCCAAAATCGCCGTAGCAATAAAGCCCTTCATTCTCTGTCTCCCGTTTAAGAAGACCATACTTGCATTATGAACGGCCCATGTGAAGCAGGCAGATACAAAATTTCGCTAACTCGAAAAGTACATCCTCTTGTTACAAAAACACAACAGCTCACCCAGAACCACGCGAGACGGGGCGGTAATAACGGGCATCGAGGTGAAATCGAGAATGGCACCTCTGCGTTACACGTTCAACTCGGTCAGAGGCGTGTCTTCGCCAAGAGGCATTATAACAAATAGCTGGACGCCGCGGATACCCTACCGTGAACAGAGCGAGAAAATGTCAGAAAGGCCCGCAGAAAACTGCCGTTTCCACTCGACTGTTAATCGAGCGGCCCACAGGCTTTACCGTACAAATCTTGTCTTTCCCCTGTCACCGCGTAGGCTAGCACCGTACGAGTGGCCTGACAGACTAGAGCGTCTCAGTCTTTTGATGTGGCGCGAGCTCGCCTTGGAGAATTGCTCGCACTGACACCCATCGGGGTCTTGCCCCACGCTAGGATTTTATTCCAAATACCCACCACTGAGTGACCAAACGTCAGTAGCGCAAGTTCTTGGTCCCTGAGGGTGGCAATGGTAGACCTTATGTTTGCGGCCTCCACCGCTATAGCTCGAATGTGAGCTGCCTCACGTTCGGTGTCTAAAACACCTCCAACTCGCTGCTGGAAACTACCTCCGGTTAGCACAGCCAACAGCGCAACTCGCTGCTTCTTCAGTTCTTTGATTGTGACCGCCAAATCTTTTTTATTGCCAGATAATATCATACGAGAAAGTGAACTTTTCACATCTCTCTCGGCAACCAAGATTTTTGCTTCTTGAATGAGGGAACGTTCACTTAAATCCGTAGCAAAATACTCCACCGCCAACTCCGCGGCCTTCTTTATGTCCTCGCGCGCTGATTCTGCCGCTTTGGTGGTGAAATCTCGGCTTGCCTTGAGACCATCAGAGCGCTGACCATAGAGGAACGTAATTAGACCCGAAATAAGGACTGGCGTAATTACAAATTGGAAGACGCCCTCAGCCATTTAGTGCTGGCGTTCCACTTCCTCACGAACAAATCGCCATGCCATATCCTCGTACGGCTCTAGCTCTTCGTCACTAGTTTCAAGCAAAATGCGATCATGGATCAAATCCGGCTCAAATCCCTCTCGAACTAATCCGCCGAAAATTTCTTCCCAAAACGATGAAGGCAGACTCTCCATGCCGTCTAAATCTAGGAGGACTGTCTCACCGTTCCGCAAACGTGGCGCGACGAATTTCTTGCGGAAAGCCTCCCCATTAAACTTGCCATCGATCGCAGTCCGACCTGCGGGCACCGGAGAGAATGCTGTTGCTATGGAAATCTTCACAGGCTCAGTCATCGAACCTAAACTCCCATTCGATCAACGTGCCGCAAAAAGGCACAGACAAGTTTCGGCGCTCCACTTTTCTATTCGCGCGATACGTCACGCAGCCAGAACCACTGGTAATTCTTAAGAACCCATGACCCTGCGTATTGATCCATTCCGTCATCTGCTTCAGGCCCATTCCACGCCCCCGCGAGCGAGTTGACGTCCGACCGTACTCGAGCGCAGCTTCAATAAGCCCTGCGTCGGTACGTTCCGGGTCCAAACGCCTTACAAGGGGCATTATCCGCCCCCAGTACTCCCTGCGCGGTAGCGTACGAGGTATCCCGACGCCCTGATCATATAATTGCACACTTACTGTCTTACTAGAAGGTGTCCAAGAACCCGATGCCCACCATCGACGCGCTCGGTATCCAGGATAGCTTGCGCGCCATCGAGGATAGGCATGAGAGACATTAGCAAGCGCCTCAGAAAGAGCGTCATAAACGGTAGTGCGAGGCCCGATGCCACGTCCGCATAAGTTTTCCAAGTCGATTCGGAGCTGTCGCGCGCTCGCTCCATCCGCCAATGTGCCTGTGATCATTTTTAACGATTGCCTGAGCGGCTCGCCATCAGCCAATTCATTGATTTCGTGAGGATCAATTTTTAGCAGGTCAAATAGCCCCGCATCAACAAAGTAATCTCGTACATTTTTATGCCACAGATGATCTAAAGCCCTTGGCCGCCTACCGGTACCCTTAGACCAGCGATCTATTTCGGCAGCCAAGACCAATCCCGAAGCAGGGTCGATAGTCTTGATACCCGAAAAATCGGCATGTATCTTTCTTCTAATACCGTCATCGCATAGATGCTTTTGACGTTCGTGAAAAAGATACCTGACATCCATAATAAATGCCAAAGTTTCTTCGTAATTTTCCACTATGCTAAAGTTTTCGGGGGGTAAAAATGCCCCCCTGTCTTCGACCTTTAGATAATCCCAACGAGTAGCCGGCAGGACGTTTCTTATGCCCCAATACTCGGATTTTGCGTCTGCGCGCCGCCCCGCCTCCGTGGCAGCCGAGCCCCGCCGTTGCCGACGCCGCATGATTTGCAT